TAGTAGCCGCCTTGATAGTATCCACCAGAGTACACCGGTGTGTGCTTTGCCTTAAGTGCTGGCTCTGCGTCTTTAACACGCTTATGGTTTACTGTGATCTTCTCATCTGTGAGTTCGTCTATCTCCCACTGTGACGGTGCTTCCACCTCTATGTTACATACGTCAATGCGTACTGGCTCATAGATGTGTACACTGCCCAGCATGTCTCCGGCATTGTTGACTACTAGCGACACTAGGTAGTCGCCTGATTGCAACTCGTCATAGTTCTCGTCGTCCGTGCCACTGTGAAATACGCCAAAGTTCACATGGCTGTGCCAGTGGAACTTCAGCTTACTTGTGTCCTTACCGGCTACAACCAGCTCAGTGTTGAGCTTGTTCATCTCTTCGTCTGGTATGTCCGTAGCACCTCCACTGTTGTACTGATTAGGCAAGAACACTTCTGTGACTGTGAACTCTACCCTACCGTCGGTATACTCCTGCCGTTCCACTAGCCCCATGCCACTGCATTCAGTAGGCGTGAAGCGTTTAGCATACTCTCTCATCTCTATGTACGGCTGTGCGTCTATCTTAAGCGTGACACGGTGTTTTACTTCGTACTTCTCTTCTGGTAGCTCTTCTTCTACCACTACTGTCCTCTTCTTTCTGCCCATATTGCCCCCTTAGGTTATTGTTTCGTAGTTGTTACGACTGCTTGCGCCTGGTACAAAGTGGTCTAGCGGTACGCTAAAGTGTGGATATTCGCCACCGTTGATCGTACACTGCCACTCTCCATCTGGTATGTTCTTACACAGATTGCCACATCTAGCACATGAGCCGTCTGGGAACGAATTGTCCTGCAGTATATCCCCACTGTCCGGACAGCGTGTACACTCGCACTCGTCTTGGTGCATGTCACACTCGTTGCACCAGTCCTCTCGTTCACATTCACATGCGTCTATGTCGTGCGAACAGTGCGGACATATGTCCGATATGTCACTGGGATTAGCCCACTGAAGTACGCTTATGTACCAGCCTTGTGTGTCACAACTGCTTAGGAAGTCCAGCATTATGCCCACATAGCCCACTACATCAAGATTCTTGTAGCACTTGCGTATAGGATCGCCATACGTGCCCCAGCATGGGTGATAACTACTGTTGACATGTGGGTGTGGGTGGTTGTCACGGTGCCGGTTGTCACCCTCATACGGTTCTACTACAGTATTGCCACAGTCACGCATGTCACATGTCACTCTGTACTTGCCCATGAACACCTGTATTGTCTTCTTCTGGCTTGGCATGTAGTATGGTATGGTGATAGGCTTAGTGATGAACATGAACTTAGGATAGTCCATGCGTATGCTCTCGACCTGTTCTTTCACCTGGTCGAACGCTTTACTGTTAGGCGCATGGATACCCTTGAGCTCTCTGTCACACTTCTTCACAGTCTTCTCATAGCTGACAATAGTGCGCTCTGCACCCTCTTTCATGTCCAGTATGCTATCTTTGTACTGGTTCACATAGCTAACCAGTCCACATGTGCTACTTGACCGTGCTGTACTGCTCACCAGCTTAAGGTTCTCTGCTCTACACTGCCAACCTGTCGTGATACCTGGTACGTCAATCCATATACGCCCATTAGCCATACTCCTAACCACTCCAATGTGACCAGCGTGTACACTGCCCCAACCAGCACTTTCGCTGAGTACATTCACACTGTCTCCTACTTGAAACTCGTACATTGTGTCACCCCTTTCTATGGTACGGGGCACGGTATACAAGGCGTCGTCTAACAGCCAGCGTATATCGTGCCCCGTAGTCATCTAGCAACCACCCTTGCTCTTGTTAGCCAGGCTGATAACAGCGTTCTCTGCTGTCACCGTTGTGGTTAGGTCAGCCGGTGTGTTGTTCACAGTGATACTGCGACCGTTCTCATCAACTTCTGCCACGTTAAGGATCTGGTCTACCGTAGACCCACTCTCAACATTGACCTCTACTACCTGTTCACCCATGGGTGCGACTTTAACTAACATGTTAGTCCTTTCTGTTCTGGGGCACGTGCCCCTGGTTACATGCGTGCACTGTTGCACTCACGATATTTAGTTGTCCTAAGCCACTTCATCTGCTCTCTGCAGAAGTGCTCTACTGTGTAGGCAAGTGTTGCGTGCCACTTGTCCATGCAATCTGGACACCAGCGTCTCTTTGTGTACAAATGTGTGTGGTATAGCCCACACCAGCCGCACTTACACAGTTTCATCACATATCCTCTTGTTATAGTCTTCCAGTAGCGCAAAGCCCTCTATGCCACGCCACTCTTGCTTGTAGTAGAACTCTCTGTCTGCAATACGTATGCCTATGTCTTCCGTCTCACCGTATGGGTACGCCCCTTGCTTAACCTCCAGGACACGTGCCACACGCCCCGTGTCCTGTGGGTTCGTACCACAGCCGCTCTTGACCTGTACCACCATGTCACCTGCTTTAATCTGGGGCATTGTATGCCTCCAGTACTACTGCCGTTATCTGGTCACGTATATCCTGTGTTAAGCACGTCACTGTGTCGTACCACTGTTCGTCTTTAGCCTGTTCACGTGGCATAGCTATGAACATGTCGTTAGGCTTAGTAGCCCTAGACATCACACGTAGCCCCTTTATGAGCAGTGCGTCACCTATGCTTATGTCACAGAACGCCTTGAGTGGTCTATCTGTCTCAAACCTGTATATGCGTTGTACTTTTATGTCTAGCATACTGCCACCTCACTCTCTGCCGCTATAAGCCGGTACATACCAACACTATCCAGCTCAATAGCACGCTCTATGCCACGTGCCGCATGATTGTCGTTGTCACTCACACCCAGTGCCTCTAGGTAACTACTCACTATCTCACTCACTGTCATCACTGCCCCCTTTGAATTTGTCATAGTATTCACATACGTACTTAGCATATGCTGTGAGTACCAGTTGATCGTTAAACATAAATGTTGCACTGTTACTGGATACAGCCGCTGTATACAGTTGCTTAAATTCTGTGTAATTGTTATCAGTTATGTAGTTCATATATGCCCCTTGCCCCGTGGCACATGCCACGGGGCGTATATAGTTGCTGTTAATCTTCGCCCCGTGTAATCGTGTCACCTTGTGCGGCTTTGGGCGGTTTGCCTATACGCACATCAGCCATAACTGTAATAGGCAAACCTGTATCAGTTAATGCGACTTTCTTGTTTGGCGCATACGGTGTGCCATGTTTAAACCGCCCCGCCCCTTTCCACCGCCTGTGTAACTGTGTATGCACACGGTTTGACTTTATACTGTTACCTTGTGCGTCTTTATCAGTAACCTCTGTGGTAACCGTCTCCGGTACTAGATACAGTTTAGGCTGTATGTAGTGACCTGGTTCGATCTTGCCCCCTGTGTAAAGTTTGTCTTGTGACATGATATGCCCCTTTCGTGTGCTGGATACTTGCCCCGTGTGGCACGATTGCCCTGTGGGATTTTCCAGCCATGCCAGCCAAAGAGCAAAAACCGTGCCAAACGGCAAAAGTTTTTTTTTACCGGCGAGAGTCCGGGATTGTCCGGGTGTGTCCAGGACAGGTTTTTGTCCAAAAATTTGGACATGATGTGGCAAAATGTGAACATCGGTTGTCCGGGTCTGTCCGGGACAAGGTATGACATTCCCCGTGCCCCGTGCCCCGTTTAGTATCTAGACCCGAAATTAAAAAAAAAACTGTTATTTATCTCAGTTCTGTTTGCGCGTGCCTAACATTACTATCAATCACGTGGCACGTAAGAATAATCAATGGGATAATTCTAAAACTAAAACAAAAAAAAGTAATGTTTTTTTTTTATTTTGTTAGTTCTAGTTAAGTGGTTCTACCAGTAGGGGTTGCGGCAAATGGGGCACTTGCCACATGCCCCATGCCACGGCACACCGCCCCCTGTTTGATCGTTTTCAACGCCCTCACTAGCGTATAGTCAGTGAAAGAGGTGTTTTAACCCATTATTTTACAATATATTTTATTATTATATACATACTTTTACTTGACAAATTATATATATATGGTATACTTACCACATACTAAATAGGGAGAAAACATGGATAAAAAAGAGTATCAAAGGCTATGGTACCAGAGAAACAAGGTGCGTCTCGCAGAACGAAGGCACGCGGCATGGAATACGGAAGAAGGAAGAGAGCATCAAAGAGCAATAAACAGGAAGTACGACACGTCCAATAGAGGACGTGAGGTTCGTAGGGAGTCTGATCGAAATAGACGCAGCTCTATTAAGGTAAGGGCACGAGACGCACTAAGATGGGCTATCCGCAGTGGCAAAGTGGCACGGGGCACGTGTCATTGTGGAAAGATAGGACATGGACACCATGAAGATTATAGTAAACCGTTGGAAGTCATATGGTTGTGTAGAGAGCACCATGATGAATTACACATGAAGAAAGGAGATTACGATGGCACAGTATCACGTATTGAATGTTAACCAGGACATCTGGGAGGCTGTAAAAAAGCGATCGAAGGATATGCTGGGAATGTCTGCTACCAATCTAGCAAAATCCTACATCATAGCTGGGTTAGATGGAGTCAAAACCCCAGCAACTAAAGAAAAACAAAATAAAAAAAAACAAGAAGTAGAAGTAAAGAGTATTTATAAATCAGATCCCATGACTCTTATCTATTGTCCTAATAGAAACGACTACGAAGCAGATTACACAACCGACCCAGAGAAAATAGAGGCTTTTTTTAATTTAAGGGAAGAGGTATGTGGCATGTTTCCAGAAGCACTGGAGCACGCTAAGAAACTGTACATCCGGTTTAGCGATGTGGAAGGTACTATCACGGGAGACGAGGCACAGGCTGCAGCTTACCACTACAAGCAGTACGAGTGTGACTACATCAATGAGAAAAGGGAGAGGCTACACAGGATAGACATACCTGACGAAGTCATCAGCAGACCCGGTCAGCCCAAAGACGCGGTACGGATCGAAGACCTACCAAAACTCAACAGAGAAGAGGTATGATAGGCATAACCAACATAGGAGGGGACAAGTTCGGCGTGTCACGGTACAAAGTGTGGGTGACAGACGCAGACGGCGCCCCGCAGGAGATATGCCGGTTCGAACACAACCGTATGGACGGGCTAGGGTTATGTCTCCTAGAGGCGTCTAAGGCGGTAGAACGGGGCAAGTGGGAAGAGGTACATAGACTCATGGAACTTATACATAAGGAGGAGCGCGATGGAAGTAGTAAGACTGACAGTAAAGATGGGCACGCGTAACGTGGAAATGAGCATGAAAGAGGCAGAACGGCTCTACGACATGCTCCACAAGATGTTCGGGACATCAGAGGTTATAGTTAAGCACGAACACCACTACGACTGGTACATAAACCAGCCGTTCGTAACGTCGCCACAGTGGGACGCAGGCACAATAATGTGTGACAATACCATGGCGTCACAGAGCACGGGTCACGTGACACTGGACGTAGGAGGTGTGCTATGATAGCAGTCCAATTCAAAGATGGGCGCGTGAACCGGTATCCCGTAGAATGCAAGATATACACAGAAGTGCATGGTATATCAATAATGCTTAAGATATTCAAAGAAGAGTGGGACGAGTATGAGACCGTTGGCATATTCTGGTGGAAGCGAAAGAAATTCGTACAGAGGCGCAAGCCGTGGGACATGCGATGCCTGCTTTATATCCCAACCCACAACCTTTTATCCGTAGAAAGAGAGGAGTTGGTATGATAGTGCCACGTGCCACGTTTGTACTCATTAAGGTAGAACCAGCGGCTAAGATCAGCGACATTATCGAGCTGCCAGAGGACAGCACAGCTATAGCTAAGCCCATAGGTATAGTTCTAGCCGTAGGACCGCAGGTATACGAAATAATTCCCGGTGATTTGGTGCATTTCGAGATGTTCGACCACACAGTTGCCGGTCAGGACCAGATAATAATAGAGGAAGGCGAGATACTCGCTAAGGAGGCGTCAAATTGAAAACAAACGAATGGATCCTAACGATATTACAGCTGGCAGCACCAATCTTCTGCTTCAGCGTAGGGCTGGTATGGCAGGGATGGTTCCTAGTAGCATGGCTGTGCCTCTTTGGAGCAACGGAGCTCATACTTAAGGCTAAAACAGGGAAGACCCTAAGTCAGCATGTCTGGGCAAAACCAATGTGGATACGGGTCACGCTTAGCGTGTTAATGATCGCTGGCATGGTGGCACTGGGCTGGCATTTTATTTGGGGATAGCATAAGGGCGTATGGTGAAATTGGTATCACGCTGGGCTGTAGACCCACAATTCGAGGTTCAAGTCCTTGTGCGCCCATTAAAATAATTTCTGTAACCTCTTGACAAACCTATGTTTAAGATGTTATCTTAAACTATGGGATACTCTGTCCGGGACAAGTATATACAATACCGTACAAACCCGGACAACGATGAGCGGTCCGACGCGTACTTTTGTACGACACATAGCGTACCTCTCGACGATCTCAGAACGATGCAACGTGGCGACATTAAGCTGGAGAAGGACATACTCCACGCGAGACGTGACACGTATTCAAAACGAATGAACAAAATTGATGAAGCGCTATTTATGAGCAAGGTGATTGCAAGGCGGCTGATCTTTTATATAGGCGATTCGACGGGTGGTCTGGGAAAACGGCAGAGGTCACAAACAACTATTATAATTTCGCAGACATTGTAAAGGGTATTCGTAAGGCAACAACTATTGAGAGGAAGTTATGACGCGGACGTATACAAAACGAGGCGCTTTACCCAAGTGTTTAGACTGTGGGACGCAGCTAAAGGAGCACAGAGCGAAAAGATGTGCCAGTTGTGCTACTAAACAACAATGGAAAGATTTGAAAGAGAAGACACCAATGCCTGAGTGCATTGATTGTGGTAAGACGTTGGCGCGTCGACGTAACAAACGATGTATTGTGTGTGCTATTGCGGCTAGGAAGGCGGGTAAGTGTGGTAACTGGAAAGGCGGTAAGTATAGAACAAATCAAGGGTACATTTATAAAAAAGCACACGGGCACCCAAACACTGATAGAAATAATTATGTGTTCGAACATCGTTTAGTTATGGAAAAACATTTAGGGAGGTACCTGACTAAGAAAGAAATGGTACACCACATCAATGGTAAGAAGGACGACAACCGGTTAGAGAATTTGAAGTTGTTCCAGAATCAGCAAGAACACGCGGACCACCATTGGATAGAGATGAGGTCGAAAAAATACTGCTGCCCGCACTGCAATAACGAGTTCAGGTTGGAAGAGGTTACGCATGGCAGAACTGTCGCCTGAAGAAGCTATTGAACTTGTAGAATATTATAAAGTTAATCCTGTAGCTTTCTGTGAGCAAATCCTAGGGGTTAAGTTATGGGAGAAGCAAGAAGAGATAATTGAAAGTGTCATGAATAACGACAACACCGCCGTCGCTAGTGGGCACGGTGTTGGGAAAACTTTTTTGTCGGCGTGTACAGCAATATGGTTCTCGTGTTGTTTTGACCAGTCCCGTGTTATAACGACAGCTCCGACGTCGAGACAGGTAGAGAGCATTCTTTGGGCTGAGATATGGAGCTTGTATAATAATGCACGGGTTCCTCTTGGGGGGAGATTATTAAAGACGTCCCTTAGTTTTTCTGAGAAGCATTATTGTTTAGGGATGTCGACAGATAATCCGGACCGTTTTCAAGGACACCACGCGGAGCATCTGTTGCTTATAATGGATGAAGCACCTGGAATAGAACCAGCGATATATGAAGCGTCAAACGGTATATTAACATCGAGAGGGTCTAAAGCACTTTTAATTGGCAACCCGACAGCAAGTTCGGGTCCGTTCTTTGATTGTTTTAAAAATAAGTTGTGGACAACGTTTCACATAAGCTGCTACGACTCACCAGCGATACGTGATCCGGAAGGCTTCCCAACGCTTACGACTCAGAAATGGATCGACGAGCGTAAAGAGGCATGGGGCGAGACCAGCCCGATATTCCAGTCACGTGTGTTAGGCGAGTTCCCGCTGGAAGGCGAGGATACACTCATACCGCTTAACTGGTGTGAGAAGGCAGTGTCACGGTGGCATAAGAACCGTGACCTGAAGCGCTTAAACACTCATGTGTTTCTTGGGTTGGACGTAGCTCGGTACGGTACAAACAAAACTGTACTGACGGATTACGTACCTCCTCGGATACGCGAGATAAAGAAGATTCAGAAGAAGTCCACAACGGAGGCAGTGAACTTGGTTATCCAGGCGGGCATAAGTGCTGGCGCTAAGCTTCAGCAAGTCACGGTAGACGATACTGGAGTTGGTGGAGGAGTAACGGACAGGCTGAGGGACTTAAAGTACCCAGTCATTCCTATCAACTTCTCGCAGAAGCCCGCAGACCCAATGCATTTTCGTAGCATTAGGGACGAGCTATATTGGTATCTTAGAGAGATGTTCAGGTCTGGTGAGATTGAGATACCACCGAACGACGATTTGATAGCACAGTTGTCCGCGATCAAGTACAAGATCAACGCGCGCAACGGACGTATCGAGATTGAAAGTAAAGACGACATGCGCAAGAGAGGTGTTGAATCCCCCGATGAGGCTGATTCCCTCGCGATCGCAGTATATGGGGCACGGAGACACACAGGCTCAATCACATTTAGGAAGCGCGTACCAGCGTCGAGGTCGAGCAAATACCACGACATGGCGTACTATTAAGGAGGAAATTATGAGCGTAATTAAAGTAAGAAAAGGAATGCGCGGTAAAGGCGGAAAGAAAAAATAAATGGCTAATCGAGAGATTAAGAACGAGATACGTCCAGACAATCCAGAAGACCTAGAGACAGATGGCGGAGCAACGGATGAAGCAAACTTTTTTAATCCGAACCTTATCCGTCTCGACGAGGATACGCAGGCACGTCTCGTCGCTATTGTTAAGGAAGACTACACTAACGCTTTAGAGGCACGGTCCAAGACTAACTGGGGCACGAACGATTTTGGAGACGGGGTTGACTTCGACACTAAGTTCGCGGGTTTGATTGCTCTTTATGAAGGGGAAGATTCTCTTCGTCCAGAGAGATGGATGTGCGGACGATCTCTTAAGATCGCGCAAGCCATCGTCGAGATGTTGGTAGCACGCCTTATGCCTGCAGTATGGAACACCGATTTAGTACGGTGGCGTCCCGTCGAGGCTACCGATAAACCACGGGTGGAAGCTGTCAATAAGATAATGCCGTGGGTGTTTGACGTATGGATGAAGATAGAAGCGGACGTTGTCAAGATAGTTCGTTCCTGCGTTATGATGGGAACTACCTTCGTCGAGAGTAAGTGGGATGTCAAGAAGAAAGATTTAGACCAGGTTGAACAAACTCCCGTCGTAGACGAGAATGGTCAACCGGTAGTTGATGAAGCAACTGGAGGACCTATGCTCGTCGAGCAGAAACTCCTAAAGGTACAAGAGAAGCCAGCCGTAAAGATTATCCCTATAACAAAGTTGCTAACGCAGCCAGGGTGTTTAGATATTCAGAAAGAGCCGGTTATTAACCAAGAAGATTTTTATTACCATGAGCTAGTAGCATTATCTGAACAAGGGTTGATGGAAAATGTAACAGATAAACTTAAAAATTCTGTTGACAAAACATTACGCTCGAAGCTGGGAGATGTACTGGAACAAGCAGAAAAGATTGCGGACGTAGATGCAAAGCGAAGAGCGCACGTTGTAGAGACATTGATATGGTACGGGAATTATGACGCAGACAAAGATGGATTCGCTGAAGAGATATGCTGCATGGTGGCATTAAAAGAAGAATTATTTTTAAGAGCATTTAAGATAGCAAAGGTAAATCGTAAAGGTGAACGACCCATTCGTCAAATTAATTTTATTAATCGCATTCATAAGCTTCTTGGAATTGGCGTACTTGAGCAGGTCAAACCACTCGCGGAGGAAATAGATGCGGTCTTCAGACAGATTCAGGATGCTAATACGTTATCAATCCTTAAATGGGGATTTTACGATCCTAATTCTGATTACTCTCCCGACGAGCACATCGCTAAACCAAGAGCCATGTATCCAGTCACAAATCCATCGCAGAATGTATTTTTCCCGGATATGACAGTACCGACAGAAAGGTTGTTGAATGCAATCAGACTTGTACTTGAGTTTGTCGAACGACTCACTGCCGCGTCTAGCTTCGTTATGGGGAAAGAGGGCAATTTCTCAGGAGGGTCTGGAACGGCTACGAAGACAGCCGCTATCGTTAGTTCTGCAGAGCAGAGATTTAATTTACCAACCACTAATATGCGAAGAGGACTTGGACAAGTCTTAACGGATATTTTTGATTTATGCTTCCTTAATATGCCAGCCGGTTTAGAGAAGAGAATCTTGGGAGAAAATAATGAGCCGATCTTTGAAACGTCTGAACAGGTGCGAGACGCCTTCCTTCAAGAAATGGATGCTTATTTGTTACCTAACGCATCCTTTGGTGATGCTTCAACTGAGCGCGAGCTTGCCGTTATGCTCTATGACAAGTTTGTCGTCGGTGGTAACCCGTTTGTCGTTGGGAACCCGGCTAAACTATGGAAAGCTACGGCAAATATATTCAAAGCGTTTGGTGAAGACCCGGCAGAATGGCTCGGAAAATCTCCGTCGCAGAAGCCGTCGAATGACCCGCTCGATGAACATACGATGATAAGAGAAGGTATGGTCATTCATGCCGAACCGCAGGAGAATCACTTAGAACATTTAATGGTGCATAATCAGTTGTTGAACAGTCCTGACATTCTATTATGGGATAAAAATATGATAGAAATTTTGAGGGCGCATATGGAAGAGCATCAACAGTTGATGACTATGATTATGCAGTTCCAAGCTGGACAGAGTAAAGGAGGAGTCGGTGGAGAAGAAGACGGCGGACTTGGCGGAAGACCAGCAGAAGAAGGGGGAGCAGCTAGCCCAGCTTCAGGAAAATCTGGTGTTTCAGGATCTGCAAACCCAGCTGATTCAGCTATGCAAAACAAAACGCAGGGAACAACGCTCGGCACTCCTAAAGTCGGATAGAGACACAGTGTTCCGGTTGGAAGCAGAGATTTGCGGCATTGAAGAAATTTTTAAGGTGTACGATGGACAGTGTAAGAAGTTGGACAAACTAACTGAAGGCTCGCCCACGGTCTTCAAGTACTAAACAAAGGTGGAGGTAAACATGCAATGGTTCTTTGACAAAGCAGTACGTATGTTATCGAACGAGGACGGGTTCGCCGGTCCTAAGGACGATGACGAAGAGGACGACGTTATTATCGGAGACGATGAAGACGATGATGACGATGATGACGTCGAGATTGATCTTGACGAAGACGATGATGACGAGGATGATAACAAGCCTGGTAACAAAGCGTTCGCAGCGATGCGGGTTGAGAACAAAGAGTTAAAGCAGACAGTTGACAAATTAAATCAGTCTGTTGAAGATCTCAAGACCGCGGCACCTGCAGCAGCGCCTTACGTTGCTCCAATAGCAGCGGATCCAAACGATCCACGTAAGTGGACAGAAGACCAGTGGGACGCGCTCGCAAAGACAGACTGGAAGAAAGCTGTCGATATGCGTTCCAAGATGCAGGCTGAAGATCAGATAAGTCAATCAAGTCAGACAACTGAGTTCAACAGGGTCATGGAAGAATCCAAGACGTCTGTACTCACACGTCATCCAGAGTTAAACGATCCAAATAGCGAGAAGGCAAAAGTTTATAGAAACATTGTCACCGCTAATCCAGAGTACACGAATCAAAAGAAGGGACCTCTTAGCGCCATGTATGAGATGGAAGATTACATGGAAAAGAACATGGGGTACAAGCGAGAGGACATCGTCAAAGCGGAGTTAAATGCCCGCGCAGATGAGTCAGCCCGACATAGCAGAGTTCAGTTGACCTCTACCACGGGGCACAATTTAAGTGGAGGAAACAAGATCATCATTTCAAAGGACGAAATGGATTTTTGTAAACTTCAAGGAATTGACCCTAAAGTATATGCGACCAACAAAAAGAAGTTGGAGTCAGCAGGTAAAGGAGGCGTACAATTATGAACAAAGCTAATACTAAAAAGATCTCGGAACCTGAAAAGGTTTCTGAAGTTGTCCAAG